CCGATGCTCAGAGCGTCGTCGCCCGCCTCGATGACAGGTCGCGTGATAACGATGTCCTGGCCGTGCGTGATGTGAATACCATCCTGGTAGATCACGGTCCCGTTGCTGACCTTCAGCCCGTCCAAGTTCAGACGCCGACCGCCGATGGCGAACGCCCATTGAGGGTTCGCCACATCGTGCTTCACATGCACGTCGTGGAGTTCCAGGTCCTCGCAAAACTGGAGCTGGACGACATGACCGGGGCAGTTCTTGCCATTCGGGTCGAACGTGCCACCCGTGATCTTGAGGTTCTTGTAGGTGCCATAGTACGAGCCGGCGACCTGCGTCGGCACGGTCCGCATGAGCGCGTTGGTGTTGACACTGGACCCGTTGGCGAACTTCTTGATAGTGGCGCCGCCGAAGTCAAGCCACACATTGGACTTGACCAAGATTCCATCGGTCAGATAAGTGCCCATAGGAAAAAAGACCCGAGAGCGCTGATTTGCCGAGCCAAGCGCGCTCGCCGTCGCAATAAGAGTGTTAATGGCCGCGGTATCATTGGCGATGCCATCGCCGACCGCTCCGTAGGCGCGGACGTTGAACCACACCGTTCCGACCAGCACCCCCTCGATCGCCTCGATGGCGTCGTTGGCATCGGCATGCTGGCTGTGGTGTGGAGGTGAGGCTAGCGTATTGGAAGAAATCGGATTAGTGAGCGCGTCGATCGCGCCGGGGAAGCTAGTGGGCATATCCAGCCTTTCTAGTAACGGTGGGGGCTGGCGCGGTCGATGCGTCCGCGGCGCTCAAGTGATTCGGCCACGCCATCGGTCACCACGCGGCGCAGATGCTCAAGCTCGATGGGGGAAGCGGTGGAGAGCTGCGGCTGGTAGTTGAATACGACGTTGATCGCACCGGACCCGCTGCCACCGGCGATCGGTGCCATGCCGGGAGTGCCGAGGCCGCCCATGCTGGCGAGCGGAGACGAACCGACGCCGTTGAGTCCCGCCGCCGCCGCTAGGGCGACTGCGTAGGAGTTGTGACGAGCCTCGCCCCGAGCACCCAGCAGCCCTCTAGCCCACGTCAGACCGACGTTGAGGCCGTTGTCGTCAATCGAGCGCAGCGGCCCTTCCTTGGGCGGCGAGTACGCCACCAGGGCCGATCCGCCGGCCATGGCGACTTCCCACGATGCAGCGCGAGCATAGGATGCCGAAGCCCATAGGCCGTCAGCCCACGACTTGCCGGTGCGGTTGCCGGACGCAAACAGGTTGATGTCCGTCGTGGACCTCACCGCGCTCCCGATCTGCTCCCCGGCCCTCCACACGTTGGCGTACTGGCCTTCGAGTGCCGGTGCAAACCCGCCAACCCCGAGCCGCCACTTGGGCAGGTGGTCGAGCGGCGCGTTTGCCATATCAGTAATCTGGGCTTCGATGCGATCGGCTTCGGCTTCCGTTCCATTGGCCAAGCCCATCAGTGCCGCGTGTGCTTTCTGGGCATCCTCTTGAAACGGTCCGGGGACCGAGGCCATCGCGCCGAGAACCACCTCGGCTCCACGCACTACAGCCCCAACCATCTCGGTCCAAAGCAGAGCGATACCCAGTGCGACGCCGTTCAGGAGGCGGCCAAAGACTTGGACGCCGCCGTAAATGTCATCGAGCACGCCATGTATGACAGGCCAAGAGTCGATGATGACATCCCGAATGCCGCCCCAGTTCTCTTCCCACGCGGTCTTGAGCAGACCGATGGCTACCACGATGAGGGCCAGACCGCCGATGACCGGATGCGCCACCAGCAGGCCGAGTGCTGTGACGACGCCCAGCACCGCTGCGGTGGCAATCCCCAATGCCAGCGTCACGTCGTTGCTACCCACCCACAGGAGCACATCGACCAGTCCTTGGATGCCATTGACCACCACGCTGCTGCCCAGCGTGAGCACCTGGGTGATGAGCTCACGGTTGGCCTCCACCCATCCCACCACCGCAGTGCCCACGTTTATGGCAACTGCGGCGAAGTCGCCCACGGTCTGGACGAAGGTCGCAAAGCCCGAGGCCACCATGTCCGCGATCTGGCCGATCAGGTCTTGGTTGGCCGACAGCCACTTACCGAGTTCAGTTACGAGCGGCACGAGGGCCGGCAGCAGAGCCGTACCTATGGAGATGGCCGCCGCATCGAGGTTGTTCTTTAGCAGTTGTAAGTTGTAGGCGAGTCCCTGCTTCTGGTACGACAGCGCGGTGTCGGTGGCACCCACCGAGTCTTTCATCAGGTCGATCTCGGCAGTGAACTCCGCCGCGCCATCCTTGCCCAGCAGCATGGCCGCGCCGATGCCTTCCTGCGTGCCGAGCAGCTTCGCCATCTGCTCTTCGTTGCCGCCGGTGGCTTCCATCAGGATTTCCATCATGCCGGCCAGCCCATTGGCTTTCAGCGCGCCAGCGTTCCACTCGATGCCGAGTTCCTTGGCGACCGCCTTGGCCTGCACGCTGGGAGCCAGCAGGCTGGATAGGACGGCTCGCACGCCGGTCGTTGACCGGGCGGCGTCCACGCCACTCCTGGTCATAACTGCCAGCGCGGCACCGATCTCCTCGACACCAACCCCAAGCGGGGCGGCGATGCTGGTGACGTTGCCGATCTGGCTGGACAGCTCCTCGAAGCTGATGACACCACGGTCCACCGTCTTGAACATGACGTCGCTGATGCGGCCGGCGTCTTCCGCCTTGAAGCCGTAGGCGTTCAGGATGCCGGTCAGGCCGGTGGCGGCTACTTCGGTGGTCGTCAGGCCGGCGGACGCAGCCTTGGCGGCCGCTTCCAGTACGTCGATGCCCTCGGCCCCAGCGAAGCCGGATGACTGAATCTGGTACAGACCTTCGGCCAGGATTTCGGCTGACTGCGGCAGCTCGAGGGACAGGTCAACGACCTGATCCTTCATTGCGTCGAAGTCCTTGGCGCTCAACTTAGCGATGCTGTTGACATTGAGCATCGCCTTCTCAAAGGCCGCTGCGCGTGTGACGGCCAGCACCAGCCCTGCACCCAGTGCCGCCACACCGATTACGGCGGCCTTCTTGACCGCCTGCCCGAAAGCAGCCGCTGCGTTCGACATGCGGCCAGCGAACATCTTCTCAGCGTTGGTGCCGGTCTTGGTGATCTGGCCATCGGCGTTGTTGAGCGCCTTCTTCAGCTTGGCATCGCTGGCTTCCAAGGAGTACCACGCCGTACCTACACGAGCCCCGGCGGCCATCAGGCATTCACCCTAGCTCTATCCCGTGCGCGAGCCGTTCTAGCGTTATGGCACGTCAGACATTCGCGATACTCGGGATCGCGCTTACGCTTGAGCAGGTTGTCGGCAGTGAACGGATGGCCGCGATTGCAGTGTGTTCGCAAGGGACGGTCACGCCACGCTCGACGGATATTCTCAGCTTCGGTCACGATCTCCAGGTGCGCCGGATTGGCACACGCTGGCGTGCGGCACAGATGGTCAAGCGTCATCCCTTTTGGGATCGGGCCGATGAGTGCCTCGAACACCATTCGATGGACGTACTTGGGCGCCCACTTGCCGTCCGTCTTGACCGCAATCTGACCGTATCCACTGCCGTTATGCGACCCACGCCACAGCCAACAATCAGCGGACAGGTCTAGCCGCTGTGCAAGGCGAGCACCGATAAGTTGTGGGACTGGTCCAGCGGCCATCAATGCACCTTGCGTTCGTTGAGTTCAGCGAAGTAGGCCGCCCGAACCTCGGACTGCCGTTGGGGGTCGTGCGCTGGGCGCCAGTCCGTTGGGCCTTCGTAGCGCATATCGACGGGCAGCGGCCCGTGATTCTTAGCCTGCCCAGTCAGCTCCGGCAGACGCAGCAGCAGAGCCTCATCCAGCGCGAACCCTGCTACTGGATCGCTTATCCCGAGCAGGGCTGATGGGAGTTGGTGGTACTCCCTCGACATCGCCAGAACCCACAGAGCGTGGTCCGTCGTGACGAAAGGACTCCCAGCCCTTGACCAGCTTGGGCGTCTCTTCCTCCACGATGGAAGCGGCTTCCTCGTCGCTGATCTCGCCGTTCATGCGGCGCACCAGTGCGCTGACCATGGCCGGCGTCTTCTGTGCGGTGGCGATCTCCAACAACGCATCCTGCGTGTCCTGCGGCAGTTGCAGGAAGTCATCTATGCCGAGGTTCACCGCTTCCCAGGCGTCATCGTTTCCGATACGCACCGCACGCACCATGCGTGCCGCCCGGATGGCGGTCATATCGACCCCGACATCCATTTGCTCGTCGGTGATCTCGTCATCCTTCGAGGGCTTGATGGACGTTAGGGCACGACGCAGGTCGGTCGGCATCGCGCCCTTACGCATCAGTTCGGACAGCGACGGTAGGCGAACCTTGGCCTGAAATCCAGGCGGCTTGGGAAGATGAACTTCCTCAAGCCCGAAGCTCTTGGCTAGTTCAAGTGCGCTGGACATCATGCTGCCGCCTTTCGTTTGCGATACTCACGGAAGTAAGCGGCAATCTCAGGACGGTGAGCCCGCTTCCATCGTCGTTCCCATTCGGCTTTGCAGATCCGGCACTTCCGATGACCGCGTGCGTTGACGATGGTGTTGGTCGCATCGAAAGGATGCCCGTGGATACAGGAGGTTCGGCGCGCGCCTTTTGCCATCGGACTCGTTCCACGCATCAGGTTCTCGCGCATCGTCACCGCCTCAAGATGAGCCGGGTTCACGCACCCTCGATTACGGCACAGGTGGTCGAGCTGAAGCCCTTGGGGAATCGGTCCCCTAGCAGCCTCATAGAGGACTCGATGCGCGTATCGCACCTTCCCCTCCAACCACGTTGCCGAGTACCCACCCTGCATGTGTGCGCCACTCCACTCCCAACACCCGGAGTCCATCGGCCTCACGCGGTCGGTGATCCGAGCGGGGAGCCTTCTAATAAGACGCGGTTCCATTTACAAGAACGGCCGTCAGGCCCGAGCCTGAAGTGGGCTGGTACACGCGATAAGTCGTCGTCTGCTTGTACGGGTCGTTGCCAGTACCGGGCTCCCAGCCGCCGATCTTGGTGACCTGAAGCTTGGTGGCCGTGACCTGAAGCGAACGCGCGGGTGCGGTGGACGTCTGCGTCCACTTGAAGTCGATGCCCGAGGATGCCAGTTCCAGCGTGTTGGGGTTGACCGCCGTGCCGGTGGCTGGAGCGGCCGAACCGTAGTGGAAGCGGTTGTACAGGGCCGCATCGGTGATGGCCTGCGTCGTCTCGATGGTGATCTCGCGCATCCCCTCGCTCACGTCGTAGCCTGACAGCGAGTCGCCCTGCTGGATGGTGTAGTTGTTGTTGATCGACAGCACGATGCGCTCGATGGAGCTCACCGCCACCGTCTCGAACAGGAACGCGCCCGCGCCGTCGTAGTGCATCAGCGCATCGCCGTTGTCGGTGATGACCGACGCCATGGCGGTTGTGTGGGTGGTCACGGTCAGCGAGCTGGGCGTCATACCCGATAGGCTGAAGGTTGCCTTGACCGGCTGGCCCGCCTCACTGGTAAGGGTAAGGTTGGTCTTGACATCCACGAAGCGCTCGTACACCAGGTCCGCCGCCATACGCCAGAAGGTGAACCACGGCTGTGCGTTGGCTAGCGTGAAAGTGTGGGTGTACGGATCAGCCGCACCCGTAACCGCCTTGGCACCGAGCGCCCCATACAGCAGCATGCCCAGCGATGGCAGGCGTACCGCGTACTCCGGCTCGCCCTCGACGGCCACCATGGAGGCATAGGACTGCGCGCGCAGTCGTGTGGTGGTCGTCTCTTCGAGATCGTTGACTGTGCGGGCGGGCATGATGTTGCCGCCCATCAGCGGGACGGCGTAGACCGCCGTGGCGGCGGCAGAACCCTTGGCTGTTTGCTTGCTAAACCCGAGCTGGAACACGCCTTGTGCGGGCATCTACTTGCTCTCCTTCTCAGCCACTTCGGCTGCCTTGGCCGAGCGTGCGACTGGCAGTCCCAGGCTGTCGGCGTGATTCTGTTCGGCGGCGTTCTTGGGTCGGACCACGCCCTCGTCATCGGATGAGAAGTTGTGTTCCTTGCCCTCAACATCGACAAAGGTGAAGGTCGTGCCGGGCGTTGCTCGGCGCGGGTCGAACTGTTCTGCCACGGTGCGATCCTCGTTACGTGTACTTGCGGAGTCGGTAGCCGGTAATGCGGAGCACGAAGCCCCGCGCATCCAATCCCCGGGCCTCCAACGAGGACACCGAGCTGGCGATGTGATCCCACACCGTCACGCTGCCAACGCGACGCGAGCGGTTGGCTGCGACGATGGCGGCGTAGGCGTGGGTCTTGGTGTCGAGTGCGGCGCTGATGGTTCGCAGCCGCGCCCCTGCTTCGCGCTCGCCGGTGTCGTCAATCACGAACATGGCGTGAATCTCGAATACCTCGCGCTCTTCGGGCGGCGTACCGACCCCGGAGAGTTCGTGCGTATCCTCGACCGCATACACCCACAGGTGCTTCTCGCCCACGCCCATGTCGAGCTCGGCCTGTAGCGGAGCGGCGGCATTGTCGTGAAGGGTCACGCCGGTCGTGCCGGGGGTGGGTTCCAGCAGGTTGCGGAGGGCGTCGATTAGATCGAGCATGAATGGCCTCGTGGTAACCTGTGGGCGATGACGACCGTAGAGCTAGGATCAGGGGTCCACGCGGCTGCGCCAGCCCAACTCATCGAAGCGCTGGGATCGCTTCCCGAGGATTGCACTCTGTTCAAGCTGTGGACGACGGGCAATCTAGCCGTCGTTCTCGACGGTGAGCAGATCGGCCATATCGACTTGCAAAGTGGCACCTTTGAGGACTTGCGTCCTTAGGGGATCAGCCCAGCCTTCGGAGGTGGTCCGTCATGTGCCGTCCGAAGGTCATCGCGGCTCGGGTAAGCCATTGCGTCCCACGCTGGCGGGATGCCTTGGTGCGAACCCAGTTCCCACCCCGTGCGCGGAAGGTCAGGTATCCCGTCCGATCACGCGGGCGGATGACGCCACCCCATTGGCGGATGAGGCCGAACGGCGCGTTGGTCTGAATGCGGGCGCGCTTGCTCGGCATCCAGCGCGCGTAGGCCGGATAGCGGCTGCTGCCCAGGTTGCGATCGGCCTCGCGTTCGACATCGGCCACGGCACGGCGGTAGCCGCTGTTGACCTTGTTGAGCAGTGGATGGAAGTCACTGATGAGCTTCATGCGAACACCGGCCCGCGCCAGTAATCGAGCGAGCGAAAGATTTCCTCGCGCTCGTCGTCCAGCCGTGACGAGTAGGAAATGGATTGATCGGCGGTGGACTGGCTGCCCACGCCGGGGCGGTTCTCGATGTCGTACTGGGTGATCCGCACCAGCACCCGCCGTCGCTTGGCAACCTCATCAGCAATCGAGTAGGTGACAACCACCCTATCGCCCCAGGTCGTGTAGCCATCGGTAACTGTGCTGCGCCGCTCGAGCGTCCTGCCGCCCTGCGTCAGACGGTAGTTGGCGATCGGTAGGGCGGATTCGGTATCGTCACGATCCTCCAGCACGCTGGTCACTGCGGACGCTGCGCGCGGCAGGGCAATCAAACTCACGTCATAGGGGTAGAACACATCTGTCGCAGCCGTGGTGCTGGTGCCATAACGCTCAATGATCTCGGCCTCGTTGGCATCGAGCAGGCGCTGGACAGCATCGTCGGTCAGCGTGGTCTTGATGTGCTCGCGTAGCTGCTCGACCGTCAGGAGCGGCATGGTTTACCTCGTCGTGCGGCGCCTGTGTCGAATAGGTGTGGTCGTCTCCGGTTCGGCCGTCACGGCCCGCTCAATGCCGGGGTCGCGGATGTACTCGGCCCGGCCAGCGGTGACGAGCTCGGACGCCTCAGGCGCTTCGAGCTCGACCACCGCGCCGGTTGGATGCGGATCGCCTGGATAGCGGACCAGCATCCGTACTTGTGGCACGCCTACTTCTCGGTCTTGTCCGAGGAAGCCGTGCCGGACTGGTCGTCGTTGAACCGAGCGTTGACCTCGGCCTCTGCCTTGCCTTCTGCCGACTTGGCAGCGGCCTCGTGGGCGTCGATGAGCTTCTGGACTTCAGCATCAGGCTTGCTGTCACCATCGGCCGACGCGTTGCTGCCGGCGCCGCGAAGCTCGACATCCTTGGCCGAGACAGCCTGCTCGCGGAGCTGCTGCTTACTGGCCTCGATGGCGAAGTCCTTGTCACCGATGAACTCGAAGTCAGGGGTCTGGTGCGGCGTCCCATCCGGCAGGCGTGACGCCATGACCACGCGGTCATGATCCCCGCCGGTGTTGGTCTTGTTCTCTGTCGCGTTGGCCTTCTCAGCCATGGGGTGCAACTCCTTTTGTTATGAAGGCCGGGGGAGGAGGACCACCCCCGGCCACGAACTAAGCGGTTAGGTTGCTGACTGGGTCAGTGCGCGATATGCGTTGGCGTCTTGCACTCGTGCACCGCTTCTCTGGAAGAGAAGAAACGCAATCTGCAAGAAATCAGCGAAACGTTCCTCAAGGCGCAGCGCCTGCACGGCGGTCACGTCACGGATGACGTAGCCCTGCCGGAAGTCACCGAACAGCACCGACTTGACGCTGGCCGCGGCGGCCGGCATGTCGGGGTTCGTGATGACCGGGTAGCCGAGCACGTTGTCCGGCACGCCAGCCTGCATCGACGGCTGCCACAGCGGCTGGCCGGTCGTGTCCTTGAGCTTGCGGATGGTGGCAAGGCCCGCATCACGCGTCATGAACGCCGCGGCGGACGTTCGGTAAGCGGGATCAATGGAGTGAACGAGGTCCACCAGACCGTCGTAAGTGATGGCCGTGGTGTTGCCAGTTGGCAACGTCACGCCTGACACCGCGTTGGTCTGGATCCCCTCCGGCTGGGCCGTGCCCGTGCCGGTGGTGAAGTGCTGGTTCTGGATGCGGCCGATTCGAGTGCCGAGCAAACGGCCGAGAAGGTCGTCCACGTTGATGGCCGAATCGTTGATGAGCTGGAGCGACACGCGGACCATCTTCGAGGTGTACATGTACACATCGAGGCTGGCCTGCCCGATCGTCACGTCCTGCTCAGTGACCTGCGTGTTCTCCGCGAGGATGGCGCCCACATTGGCGCTGTCATCCACGGTCGGCCACGGCAGGGCAGCGCCCGAGTCAGTGCTGATGACGGTTGCCACCGAACGCACCGAGCCTTGGGTGACCTGGCGCTCGATGAGCGTGTCGCGGAACTCAGCCGGCACGAAGAATCCACCAGCGGTGGTGGTGCCGACGCCCTGAGCACGAAGCTCAGGCGAGTTGTCGAACCGCTTGACCATGAGCTGGCGCTGCTCGCCATTGAGGCTGCCCATGCCGCCCCGCGCCCAGGAGCGCCAAGCATCGGCGTAGCGATCCTCATTCGGGACATCTTCCTCGGTGATCTCGACCGAGTAGGACGCCGGGTCGATGACGGTGCGTGTCTCAGTGGCCTCACTGGCATGAGTGGCACGCTTCTCCTCGACCTCGATCTGATGGGTGAGGCCCGTCAGCTCAGTCTCGAACGCTTCCCATCGCTGGGACTCGTCCGCGGTGAGCACACGGCCCTCTTCGTCCGCCGGAGTGGTGATGTTCTGCATCTCCGCCCAGGCGTTCGCGCGCTTCTCGCGCAACTGTCGAAGGTTCATTCTCAGGTTCCCTTTGCCCACTCCGAGGAGAGGGCTGCATAGCCGCGCAGGCGGCGGCGGATGGCCTCGCTCTTGATGGCGAGGGGGTCGTCCTGCGAACGAGTGGGGGTACCCGGCTCGTACTTCTGCGCCAGCTCCACGAGTGCCTGTGCAGCGGCTCGTATGACTGGTGCCAGGTCGGGGGGTGTGACCCCGGATTTGATGGCCGAGGCAAGGCGCACGCGCTGCTCGTCGGGCATGTCGGCTGCTTCCATGAGCAGGTCCATACCCACGGCGCGCAGGGCCGCATCGGTCTCGGTGTAGGCGGGGAAAGTGACCGGCGATACGTCATACAGGCTCATCTCGATGAGTGAGCGCACGTCATCACCGTCATCAGTGGAGCTCCACTCCTCCTTGACCGGCAGGAAGCTGAAACTCATCTGGGTCAGGTCGCCACGATCCATCACGATAGCTAGGTCATTGGCATAGGTGGTAGGCGCCATGTCGGCGTCCACCGCCAGCCCCTTGTCATCCTCGATCAGCCGCAACGTGCCGCTAGTGTTGCGCGCCAGCAGGTAGTTGGGATCGTGGTTGAGCAGCATCCGCACGTCGGATTCCTTGATCGCCTTGGTGAAGGCGCCCTCGCGCACTTCCTCATAAAAGCCGAA